TGGCGCTTCCGTGCGGAGCGCTGCTGATACTGATCCCCGATGCGATCCGGGATCGGCGGGGAGTACGACGCGGCGCGCACCTTGATCTTCTTCGTCGGCTTCTTCACCAAGCGTGCCATCAGCCGATCCACCCATCACCAGTCTTACGACGCACCTTGCGCTTGATCGGGTGGCGATTGCCGTACCCCGGCTTCCCCGCTGTGTAGTTCGCCGCGAAACGCATATCCCCAGTCCGATTGCCGCGAGGGGCTGACGGGGTGCTCACGCCAACCGGAGTGTCACCACGAGGCTCGTCAAGGGGCAGCTTGTAGCTCGCCAGCTTCGCCTTGACCTTCTTGACGCCCGACTGATGGCGAGCGCCCTGCGTCGGATTCAACGGCTTCGCCACGTACCGATCAGTCTTCTTCGGCTTCGAGGAAGAGTTGTACGCCGAGCCGAGACCACTCTGATTCGACAGGGACTCCGCGAGCGTGCGCTTCTTCTTCGGCCTAGGAGCCGAAGGGTCACCTGTGTACCTGCCGTAGCCGCTAGCCATGCCTGCCTCCTAGAACACGGCCACGTAGCCGTCGGGGTAACGATGGATCGTCTTACCGTTGCGGTACTCAGTCTTCGGCGGGCCACCATGCGCCGCAGCGCTCTTCGCCGCCTGCGACTGAGCCGGCGCAGCAGGAGCATTCGTCTGATACACGTCCCGCGCCGCAAGAGCCCGGTCCAGCCCACCGAGACCAGCGTTGATCGCATCGGACCCGTACTGACTGTTGGCTGCGTTGATGCGCGCGAGGATCTGAGCACGACCCGCGAGGTAGTCCTTCTGAAGCGCGTCGGACCCCTGCTGGTACCTATCCAAGTTGTTTCTCTGCATCCTGCCGTACGCCCCCGAGGTCTGCTGGCCCCGAGCCGAATACGAGCTCGTGGTGCCCGCCTTGGATCGGTCGTACTGGACCTTCAGCGCCATCGCGCGGCTATACGGGTTGGTCGTATCAAGCGTGAAATCGTTCTCGCCCGCGTACCCGTACGTGCGCCTGAGGAGATCCGAGTCCCCAGCGGCAGCCGCAATCTCGTTATCCCGGTTCCGCGCAGCCAATGCCACCATCGCGTCATACGCACTGTCATGCGTCCCCGCCGACCCGAACGTAGGGGCCGGTGCCTGTGCGACGGGGGATGGTGCCGGTGCCGCGTAGTTGACCGCGTTGTAACGAGTGGCGCTCGGGAGCGTCTGGGTAGTGCCGGTCGGCTTCTTGTTCTTGGGGGGCTTGAACGCCATCAGGTAGTCACCACGAAGTAGACATTCACGACGACCCCGCTTGCGTAGCCGCCAAAGTTGTAGCCGGTCACATCGAACGTCGTGAGCGTCGGATTCGAGATCGTGAACCCCGTCCCGTAGTAGGACCCGAACACGGGCGTGAACCCGGTCACCACGATCGACGCCGGAACCGCGTTCAACGAATGATTGATCGTTCCGGTCGCTATGAAGTTCGTGTTCGGGATCGTGATCGTTGACGACCCGCTCGAGACGCGCGTTGATCCCTGCGACCCCAACCCAATCTGAAACTTCTCGAAGTTCTCGCGGACCTTCCGCATCGCGTCGTTCAACTTCGGGTCATACGCGTTGTCTTCGAGCCACCCGTTCGGGATCGGGAACATCCCACCGGGACCAGAGGGAATGCTCATGTCTGCACCCTCACGCCGGCGGGACGGGGCGCGTCCGTGTGCAGGACCGCGCGGCTAAGGACGAACTGGTTGCCGGTGATCCGGAAACTGAACGACGTGCCACGATTCGCGATCCGCACGCGCGCCTGCCCAATCCGGTAGTTCGGCCACGTCCCAGCGCTCGGGGACCCCGTTGGATCGGTCGTCACGGTGTTTGTGCTGTACGCGCTAAGCCCCGCGTAGTCGAACGCGTTGTCAACCGAGAGGTTGATCTGTTCCGTCGACATGAAGCCATCCACCAGGATGTCGCGGACACGCTTCATGCTCCCGGGCTCACCGAGGTCCATGAAGTTCGTGCGGTACGTCGTCGTGATCCCAACCTGCGATGAGTGCCGCTCATCGTTGACCATCGTTGGGTCCAACCGGCTGATCACGCTCTCGAACGTGGACGGTCCAGCGTTGACCATCAGGAACGCCGGGACCTCACGTGCCGCACCAGCGAGGAGGACCGGGGTGCATCCGTAGATCGTCATGCCCGCGCTGTTGAGGATCTCCCAGTACGTCCACTGGTTGATCTGCGGGTCGTACACGAACAACGTGGAGTCGTTCCCGGGGATCAGGAACAGCTTGCCGTCCGCGTAATACAGCCCGAGCGTCGGGTACAAGCCGCCACCGATCGCGGCGCTTGCGGTCCTGCTAGCAAAGAACCCGGTCTCATCAACCCCACGGAACAGCGGGTCCAGCGGCGCTGAGACCTTCCTGGGTGGCCCGCCAGTCGTCAGGTAGATGCCGTCCTTGCAGATGAAATACACGCCCTCCCGACCAGCGACACAGATCTTGTTGCTTGCGGCGGGCGTCTGAAGATTGTGCTTCTGAAAGTCGTACGCGAAGATCGTGCCGCCGTCCGCGTCGGTCTGGTTGCCGTAGAACCTGAAGAACGTGGACTGCTTGAACGCGAACAGGTAGTTCCCCCAGTTCGCGAGGCCAACGATCTCCTCACCGTCCCCCGGCATCAGATCGATGTAGTCGTTGACGAGATCGAACGTCTCCGGGTCCTGCGGCGCGCTGAACACCACGCGACTCGCATACGTCGCGGTCCCAGTGTTCGCGAGAACCAGACGGTTCTCGGGCAACTGCACCGCCATGTGCTTCGCCGCACCAGACACAGCGACGACCCCGGAGAACGAGGTCCCGTCATACTTGTAGAGGTAGTCCCCGCCATCCGCGTTGAAATACAAAATCCCCGTAGTAGACGTAGGGGGACCAAACATCGTGCTGCACGTGATCCGCGCCGGCAGGTCCGCGCCGGACACAGTGGTGGATGCAACGGCCGCTCCGGTACTCGCGTTCGTAGCCTCAACAACACCGGTACTCGGCCTGATCGTGAGCACCTGCGGATTGGTGGTGCCGCCACCAACCCAAGTGATAAGGCTGTTCCACGTCGTCGTGGTGCTCTTGCTCGTGATCTTCGTGGTCCCCGGGCGACTCTTCACGCGGCCACTCTTCTCGAGGTCCACGTTCAGCATGTCGATCGCGCGGACCGGGGTTGCGTCCTCAGGATCGCTCCTGAGGTCCAAGCCACCGAAGTTGTCGAGCGTGACAGCGCGATACGCCATCAGAAGTCGTTGTGCTCCGTCACGAGCATCAACCCAGGCCCACTCAAGTTGCGGCCCATGACGTTGCTGATCATCTGGTCCAGTCGCTCCTTGAACACCTGACGCGTGATCTGATACTTGTCCATGTCGTCGTTGTCCAACTGGGCTTGGGCAACGGCACCATGCACAATCAGCATGTGATACCGATCAGGGATCACCGGGGTATCCGAAGCCGTCAGGACCGTGGGGACCTTGATGTACCGGACCGTCACGGAATCCGTGCTCGATCCGGGGTAGACGGTGATGGTGTTGTTCTCCACCCACCAAACCCACGGAGAGCCAAGCTCGCTCAGGTCGGCGTCCTCAGCCGTCACGTTGCGCCTGTCCGCATAACTAAGGGACAGGTCGCTCATTGTGTCGGAGACCGACAGCACCTTCCCCAGATCAGTGATCGTCAACGGGCTCGTCCCGCTCGCGGAGGTCTCGAGGAACGGCCACGGCATCGCGTCGCAAATCTCGAAGTACGCGTCGTTCAGCCACGCGTCCACCCGAGCGGTAGACGTGTAGTCATAGCCGCGGGCCTGCACTTCCGTACGCATGGCTGAAAGGATCACGCGTGCACCGCCCGTTGCGTCTCTTCGTAGTTCGCCTGCTCCTCAGGGGTTCTCTCGTGCACACGCACGATCACCGGGACGCGCTTCAGGAATGCGCCACCCATCCCAAAGGCTTCGAGGCACACCGGGCAGAACACCAGCGCCGTGCCGAACGGCCAGTGCATCGGGGAGCCGCACTCATCGCATGGCATACCGGCCTTCGATGACAGCGTCGTCGTGTAGCCGGACTCCGTCTCTATCTCTAGGTAGCGACCCATCAACGGACTCCCCTAGGAACGAGGATGGACGTACGCATCTTCGACTCCACCCGCTCCGTGATCTGAGCAACACGGTCATCCCGAGCGCTCTGCTCAGCACGCTTCTTCATGTCTTCGCGCCGGCGAGCGTTCTCCTCACGAATCCTGCGGCTCCGCTCGCTGTGCATGTCGAATCGCTTGAGGCTGTCGAGCATCGCTTCGTCCATCTCACGGAAGCTGCCATCCGGCCCCTGGATCGGGATGAACGTGTCGTTGCCGAACTCATCCCGGCGATGGATGTGCCACCGCTCCGGGATGATCTCAGCACGCGGCGGATTGCTGTACGGCGGGACCAGCGACAGATGCCGGTCGAGTTGACGCAGGACGGGGTTCCACCGACGTTCCTGCTCCGTGACGATGTTCCGGACGATGAACTCCGGCAGAACCACGCTGCTCATCTCTACTCCTTACCGGGAGCCTTCAGCGGTGATATCGATGAACGACCCGGTCGGGTACGCCTCCCCGTTCGTCTTCTCAAGCACCGCGAGGCCAGTCGCTGCCGACTCGTAGAACACGAGGTTCCCGGTCGCCGTGTTGTACGACACCGGGTTGCCCGTCGCGACATCCGCAGCCATCGCCACCGAGTTGTGAAGGATGACGCGGCCGATCTTGCTCAGCCCGAACGTCGACCGGTTCAGGGCCGTGGTCCCAGCGATCGCCTCGCCGCCCGTGGCGTAGTTGCTCGTGAACGTGAGGCGACGTGCGTGAACGCGCTTGTTGCCCGAGACGTAGTCCGGGACACCAGTGATCTTCGCGGCGGTAAATGCCATCAGGCAACTCCAATTCTTCCCTGCTGGGATCTCGATTCGGGTACTACCGTGAGGCCGTGGGGCGGGGGGTCGAGGCCCCGCCCCACGATGCCTCAGTGCTACGCGGTGAGGGCCGTGAACGACCCCATCCGGTTACGCCTACGCGCGCCAAGCTGACCCGTGTAGTAGTAGCCATCCGTGAACGCCGTGGTGCCCTGCGCCCAACCGAGGTCAGGCCCGCCACCCGGGTTGTTCATCCAGCCGGCCTTACCGAACCCGGCACCCGCCCCCGTGACGAGGAGGAGGTCCTCCATGTTCACGAAGAACACGTCGGTGTCGCGGATGTCCGGCTCGGAGTAGATCTCCATGCCGTTGTAACCCACGAACTCCCAGCCACCCGCGTCAATGTTCTTGTCGCCGGTAAACCGCACCTGGTTCTGGAGCTCGTTGTAGAGACGCTCCATGTTCGCGTACGACATGAACACCTTGTAGGCGCTCTTGTTGTCGCGGAGGCCACCCGTGTGCATGCGGATACGGCGGTTCAGGCCGTTCAGCGCGCCGAGCGTAAGGCTCGTGGTGGTCGTGTCCGCCGAGGACCCCGAGGTCCACTTGCCACCCGCAGCGAGACCGCCGAGAGCGGTGGTGCTGCTGATGATGTTGCGGAGACCGTTGGACTCCTTGGACGTCGTCGTGACACGCGACCCGGACAGCGTCACGTAATGCGACGACGTGGTGCTCACGGTCGCGCCCGAGATCACGATCGTCGGAGCGGACTCCGACTCAGTGACCGCAGTGATCGTACGTGCCGAC